ACGTCTTGTGCAATTACCCCAACTTCTTTTTCATCAACTAAATGTTTATTTTTTTCTAAAGCTTCTTTTGTCCAGTTATAGTAAACACCATTCAATTTAGAAACTTTATCTAAAGAGTTATCAATGTTTACAATATTTTGTTTTAAATTTTTATCAGATGTATAAAATGCAGTAACATCTCCTGTTGCTGTAATAGCACCAGTCACTGCTAAAGTAGATCCATCAAATGTCATATTTGCTTCTGCATTCATACCATCAGTACCAGTTGCAGTTACAACTCTATTGTTAGATCCATTTGACATAAAGTCTGATACATCAACAGAAATTGCATCTGCTGCAACATCAATACCAGTTCCAGCACCAACGTTTAAAGTAACAGAGCCTGAAGCTCCACCACCTGTTAAACCAGATCCAGCCGTAACATTTGTGATGTCTCCAGTGTTAGTAGTATAGCCTGCATCATTATTAAAACCTGAAATATTTATATTTGCTTTTGTAAGTTTTTTCTGTGCGTTTGCACTATCTACTACAACAAAAAAATCTCCGTCAGTATCTGAAGTAGAAGTTGCAAGTTCCGATAAGTCTACGTTAACTGCATCTGCAGTTACATCAATTAAAGTTCCTGCTCCTACAGCTAAAGAACCTGATGTTGTAACAGATCCTGTTAAACCATTTCCTCCTGACACGGAAGTAACCGTACCTGTATTTGTAGTGAATCCAGAGTCATTGTTAAATCCTGAAATATTTATATTACCTTTAGTTAATTTTTTCTGTGCATTTGCTGCATCAACAACAGCAAAGAAATCTCCATCAGCATCTGATGTAGAAGTTGTAAGTTCTGATAAATCAACATTTAATGTAACATCGCCTGTAGTTCCTCCACCATCTAGTAAAGTTCCCGCAGTTACTCCTGTAATATCCCCAACGTTAATAGAGCCACCTAAAGCAGTTGAAGTTCCATTAATTGTAATTGCACTATTAGCTAAAGCTGTGTTTGGAATAGCACTTAATCTATCATTAGGAACAGTTCCGCTAGCTAAGTTTGATGCGTTTAAATTTGTTAATGCACTTCCATTAAGTGCTGGTAAAGTGGCTGGGAATCTTGCATCAGGTATAGTGCCAGAATCCAAATTAGAAGCATCTAAAGAAGACCCATCAATGAATCCACTATCATTATTAAAACCTGAAATATTAATATTGCCTTTTGTAAGTTTTTTCTGTGCATTTGCTGAATCTACAACAGCAAAAAAATCTCCATCCGCGTTTGAGGTAGATGTAGTTAATTCTGAAAGATCAACATCAATTGTTGGAGTTGCTCCTTCTCCACTATTGTTTTGTAAATCAATTAAATTACCTGCTGTTAAAGACTCTACATAGTCTCCAGTAGTATCTGTTGTTAATGTAACTGTATTTAATTCTGCAATTGATCCTAGCCCTAGTGTTGTTCTTTGTGCTGCAGCATCTGCATCATCTAATAATGCTTTACCTGCAGTAGTTAAATCAAAAGTTCCTGCAGTACCAGAACCTGTAAATTGAATACCTTTATCTGCTGCTGAAGTTAATCCTCCAATTGCAGCAAGTTCTGCATCAAGTCTTGCATTAGCTACTGTTCCTGTTGCTAAGTTAGATGCATTTAAATTAGTTAACGCTGAACCATTTGCAGCAGGGAGTGTAGCAGGGAATCTTGCATCAGGCACTGTACCTGAAGCTAAATCGTCAGCATCTAAGTTTGTTAAGTTTGCTCCACTAACTGCTGGAAGTGTTGCTGGAAATCTTGCGTCTGGCACTGTGCCTGAAGCTAAATTATCTGCATTTAAATTTGTTAAATTAGATCCATTGTTTGCAACAATGTTATCACTTGAATCAAGGATAACGGCTTTGGATGCTGGTAATGTACAAAATACATTTTTAGTTCCTGCAGAAAAGTTTACTGCAGCATCACTATTAGATGATGATATAATTGTGTCTCTTGATAAAGTACCTGCACCAACAGTCCCAAGTCCTACTTCAAATTCACCGTTTGAATTTACAATTGAATAATACGTTGTGTTAGTATTTCCAATTGCAGATGAAAAAGTTTCAAATCCAGATACTGCTCCCGCAAGTGTAAGGGTTCCCGTACCAGTAGTGGTAGAGGTTTCTTTTACTCTATCATTTACAACCAAAGCCATTTTAACTCCTTTTTAGTTTACGATATTCTTAAAATTGCAGCAGAAGTCGTAAAGTCTGGGAATTGAATAGTGAAAGTACCTGATGTTGCAGTTTTATCACCACCAAAATCCAAAACAGCTACTGCTGAATCTGAGTTAGATGTATTATAAATTAATGCTCCTCTTGCAGTTAATGTTACACCTGTAAACGATCTATCAGCAAAGTCGACGATTGCAACACCTGATGCTACAGATGTTTGTTGAGATCCAACTGCTAGAGCTCCACCACCTGATAGATATTGACCCGATGCTCCGACTTCATTATCAGTTGTATATGAAGTTGTTGATGCACCTAAAGTTGCAGATGAAGTGTATAAAGCTAGTTTAAATTTACTACCAGTTGTTTGTGTAAAATCGTGTTTTGCTTCCAACAGCTCTTTCTTAAAAGAATTCGCTATTGCATTTGTTGTTATTGCCATTTTATTACTCCTTATTTAAATTTGTTAAGGACTAGGTGAATCTAATGGTATTCGAGTCACCCCGTCACTGTAATCATCTCTTCTTCTGTATCCTTTTTGAAGAATAGCAAAAGTTTTTAATTCCTCACTATAACGGTTTTTATACAAGTTGTACATATCAGTAGGCCCTTTTAAGAACCCAAAAGCCTCAGTCATCACACCATAAAATAATAGATTTTCAGCATAACTAGATAGATAAGTTGTTGTATTAGTAGCTGATAAATGCTGAGGTGTTTTAATATAATTTATTTGACAGGTAAAAGCAGCACTCGGCGCTGGTGCAACAAGAATATATGTTGGATTTTCGTCCCAATATCCATAATATTTAGGCACTCCTGTTACTAGTGGACTTGTATCTGGAGAGTATTCAGAAATAAAGGTCTGGTCTCTTTTCTCAAGATAAATTCTAGGAGTTCCTGATGTAGTTGAATCAAATACTTGAACCGCTCTTAAATATAACAAATCACCTGGTAATACTAAATATCTATTTCCTGATGTAAATGTAGATGTAGAATATTTACGATCTACATCCATACCATCTACAGCTCTAGATATAGTTAATTCAACGTCTGTAATAAATCCTTCAACAATTGAATCAGTTAATACTGTAGAATCTACTTCGGTATAATCTCTTACTTTTGTTACTAATTCAGAAAACGTTAATGCCATTATGATATCTCCACGGTTACTTTAGACAAATACATTGCCATTGCTGGTTTAATATTTCTACTTGGTCTCATACCATCTGATGAAAATGCAGAATCACTTTGACCATCGACTGGAAATGCAGTCACTACCATATTTCCTCCACCAATTTGATTAGAAGGAAACTGTTGTGGTCGAGCGTCCAGGAGCCCTTGTGGGTCACCCCCGTATATTTTAGGCTCTAACTGTGGATGTTTAGGCTCGAACTCCGAAATATGGACGATGGATCCATTCCATTCTTTAACCATTTCAACATATGGAAAAGCTTGACCAGAACGGTCGGATATCGCTAATGAATTTTTACCTCTTGCAAATCGTGCCATTAGTTCCTCGTTGGATAGTAGTTAGCTGGTGAAATGAATAGAGAAGTTCTTTGACCATCTTCATCTAAAGCTCTTTTTAATTCATCTTCGTAATATAATTTTAACGCTTGTGTTTTATCTGGTGAATATTTTAAAGATAAATAAAAAGCTAAACCAGAGATCATACAAGGTAAAAATCTAAAGGGGACATCAGCTGTATTACCGTACGCGCCCGCGTCTTCAATTCTATTTAAGGTGTAATAGTGTAAATAAGTATATGTTGTTGCATCTGGAGTTAAATACAATGTAATTGTAGGTGTAGTTTGTCTATCTACAAAGTATTGTGATGGCTGACCTGTAGATCCTTTATTAGGCAATGCCGCGTAAGTCGATCTATCAATTTTAGATAACGATATATCATTAACACTAGACCCTGGTGAAATAGCAGTTGAAATATATGCCTCTAAAACATCGTTCGTGGACGTCGGAGTATTATAAGTCGCTGTACCAGATGTCAAAAGTTGAGTTTGTTTTTCAACCTTCCAAAGATGCACTCCTCTATTTCCCCATTCAGAGAAAAGAATATTTAATGAAGTTCTAGCTTTTTTTAAATCGTATCCAGAATTAGTTTGAAGACCACATCTTTCATAAGCTTCCTCTATGATGTCATCAATTGACAAATCAAATGCTGTAGTTCCTGATGTAGCCATTTAAACATATCCTTTATTTATTTTTTCATTTTTTTAGCGATTAACGCTCCTAAAACAGCTTTTTTAGGTTTCATCATTCCGCCACCCATTTTACCAACAGGTTTATAATCTTTAGCTTTACCTTTATAAATTAAAACACCTTTTCTGCCTTTTGGTGTTATTTCTTTTACAGTCATTTGTTTTTTAGCTTCTCCACCTTTTTTATATTTCATAACTGAAGGTGCTTTCCCAGTCATAGCCATTTTTTTATGCATTCTTATTTTTTCCATTTAAAACACTCCTTTAAAGTTAGTTCCTTTGATAGCGATTCCGCCACCTTTCATTTTATTATTTTTTCCTCTTAGGATTTTAAAGTCCTCTCCAGAAATCTTTCCATCTTTATTAGCATCAAGTTTCTTTCGACCACCTGTTAATCCACCTTCTTTAAGTGCATATCCAGTTATATTTTTACCTGGTCTTGATGGTCCGCCTTTATCATACTCAACTCCAAAATCTGACTTAGGTTGATTTTTTGTTTTGTCATAACCTTTATCGTCCTTTTTCTTCATTGGAGGCATCATTGGTTTTGGTACTGTTGGTTTAGTTGTAGGTTTTGGTGGTATACCTTGTTTTTCTTTTTCTCTTCTACCTTTTTTCATTTCACCGCCTTTCATCATACCTAACTCCTTTTTTAATTCTTCTAGTCTTTTCTTTTTCTTAGACTCATTTGATTCTTTTTTATCAGGTTCATCAGCTTGAGCTTTCTTTTTTGAGAATATACCAAAACCACCTGACATATAACCTTTTACATCTCCGCCTTTTTTCATACCAGGAAGTTTAGGTTGTGTTCTTGGAGAAGAAGATTTCTTTTGTCTTTCTTCTCTTTCTTTTTTAATTTTTTCGATAATCTTTTTTACAGATTCTCCGATTGGTCTTAAACCTTCTTGTCTTGGCATTTTAGTCTCCTATAAAATTTTGTACTTAGTTGTATTTATTATACCACCACATTGTTTCTTTGCAAAGGTAGATACATTACTTGGCTTAGGGCCAGTGTTTGGGGCTTGGCGCTTTCTGGCAACAGCACTCGCCTTTTGCGACGCGCTCATCTGTGTGGCTTTTGCAAGTGGGACGCACTTCGGATATTTCCTCTTCTGGGAAGAGCCAGTTGACGTACTTCTCCCACAAGGTTGATATTTTCCATTTTTTCGCTTTGCTCCAATATCTACCCATTTTTCTGAAAACCATTTTGTTAGTCCTCCCTGTTTCATACCTGCAGGCACACAATTAGGTACCATTTTATTTCCTTTTTTCTTCATGCCTTTTTGGACATAGCCCTCCCAGCATGTTCCTCTACTAGACATACTTCATCTTTGTCATGTTAATAACCCCACCCTCTTTGTATCTAGGTTTAGGTTCATAATGCATTTGCATTCCTCTTTGTTCACTAATAATATAACCTTTTGCTTTTTCTTCTTTTTTAGGTTTAGATTTTGGTGTAATAATTTCTTTACCTTTAGCAGCCGCAGTATAAATTAATTTACCTTTCATATCATATTCAGATATTGGATTTTGAATATCAATCAAATATTTTTGTTTTTTATCACGATCACCTGGAATAGGTTTTTTCTTTTTCTTAACTTCTATAGTAGACATATCAACACCTCCTCCTTTGTTCATTTTTTTAGGGCCCCAATCTTTTCGTTTAGTCCCAGAAGGATCTTTAATTTTACCAGCACATATTTTAGATGCATAAGCATTAGCGTATGCTGAAGGATAAACCTTAAACTTACGTTTCGCTGCTGATTTGCCTCTCGCGCATAATTTGGTCATTTTTATATTTGCTCCTGTTATAAACTTTTTTAGACCTTATCATTTTAGGTCTAAATCGTCTAGTCCGTAGGCTTTTGGCTATTGGGTTCTTTCTAGGCATATTTTATTTCTGCCTGGTTCTAATACAGAAAAGCCATACTTTTCAAGAACCTTGTTGATTAATTCCATATCGTATTTAGGATAATCATCAAATACAAATCTAGTCCCTTTAATAGATCTATTCGCAAACCAAACTGCTTCTGTAATTACATCTTTGGTCATATGTGGTCCGTCAAAATGAACAAAGTTAAAATACTGCAAATGACCATTTTCATTCATAAATGCTGTATCGGTCATTTTAAATAAAGTAAACTGTGGATAGTTCTCAAAATCTTTTAACATTTGTTCGCACATCTCATCTGTGTAATCACATGTATAAGAACCAGAACTATCATAATGTTGATAATTTAAATTGCCATATGGGTCTATACCAAAATGCATGTAAGGAATTCCTTGTAGTCTTTCTCTAAAAGAATCCATAATTATTTTAGATCCAAGACCTTCTCGGACACCTATTTCTACAGAGTAAAATCTATCTTTTGGACTGTATACTGGAGCTGTTTCGCACCATTTTTTTAGTAGTTCGTAATCCGAACTGTCGCCTCTTATCATTAGTTCCTTTTCTAGCTCCCCTTAGTTTGCCTTCTACTTCTTTTGGAATCTGTGCTCTTGATATTGGCATTATACTAAATCGGTTGCTTTTCCTATAATTGGTTTGTATTTTGTTTTACCATCTTCTTTAAAGGCTCGCAAGAATTGTTTTCTAGGTTTTTCACTGACATAACTGCAATGTACCCACCCACTGTTAGGTTCTCCTGGGACATAAAACTCTAAAATCATTTGATCAAAATCAAGGTTTTTATAAATCCAATCCGCCACTTCCGCATTATCTTTACCAGGACATTCAAAATCACAAGCCTCTGCTTTTGTATGTTGACTAGTAATTGAACTACCTATTTTAAGACAAAGATCAGGAGATCTAAATCCACTGGTTACGGACACTGGACCAAAGTGATCTCGTACTGGTTGCAAAATATTTTCACACAGTAATTTTAATTTTTCAATTTGATTAGCATTAGGATTGTTATCCACACCTAATCGTACCGCAGTGTCTGATTTAATTAATTCTTGTAATGTAAAATTTCGAGAAAGATTCATTATTATTCAATAATTTTCTTAATAGTTATACTACCATCAATATTTTTTTCAACCTCTGCTTCTACCTCATGGCACATTAATCGTTTATTATTCATTTCCATGTTTCTTGAGGCTTCTCTCTTCATTTTAAGACAAGTAGATACATCAGGTTGAATACGGTGTTCAACCATTTCTCCCGCTATAAATAAACAAAGTGCAATTACTGTTTGTACCATTATTAGTGAGTTCCATTAAGTTTTCCAATATTAGCTCTAACTAAATCTTTTAATTTTTCAACGTCTACACGTAGTCTTTCTACGTCTTGTTGTAATCGTTCAATATTAACTTTATTGGTCATATTTTGTTCTTGGTTTTCTTCTAACTTCTCTACCTGTTCAGCAATATGCTCTAGTAACATAAATTGTTCTTGGTCAATTGGCTTTTGTGATGAAGCCTCTAATAAATCTTGTTCAAACAGTTGATTTTTAGTTTCTAAATTATTGAGTCTTTCAATAACACCAAATGCAAACCATGCTCCTATAGTAACAGCTGCAACTAAACCTATAAGATTTCTCAAAGGTAAACCCACTGATGTATTCTCGTCTATTTTTATTGACATGATAAACACTCATCAGAATCAGAATCTAATTCAGCTAATGCTTCTTCTTTACAGTCTTGGCTACAAAATAAATCTAATTCATCTTTTGGTTTGAATTTTGTTTGACACTTATTACATTCTTTTTCCATATCTTTTTCTCTTTCTCTTTAGAAGGTTTTTTCTTTTATTCCATAACCACGATGAAAATTTAACACTATAAGTTTCCATCAAAGAAAACACTTTGTCAATCGATGCAAAAAAATTATATAACCACTTATCTATCATTTTGATGCAACTTTACCTTTATTAACACCTTGTTTTATAACGTATTTTTGTGTACCATTCGCACCTGTCTCAACTTCTTTTTTTAAATTTTTAAATAATATTTTTTCTTTTTCTTTAATATTTTTTTGTTTTAAAAAAGATTCAATTGTTTTACTGTCCCTCATAAGTTTTATCCTCCTCTCTTATTTTATCTTCTTCTATATTTTCCATTTGATAAAACATTTTATCACTATCTTCCGTAACCATATTATTGTCTTCTGCATCCCAATAAGTAGTTTGGACTCTATAGTCAGGCCAGCTGTTATCAGTAGTGTATGAATTAACATGCCACAAAAGGCGATTATTAGGCTGAGCTGCATAATTACCGTTAGCGAGCTCCAGTATATGCGCACACTTATGTTCTTGAGGTATCTCAGAATGTTCAGTGTCCAAGATGTTAGTGTCTGGATGAGCCCAGTCAACTGTAAATAAATATTTTCCATGGTAAAATTTTTTATCTAAACCTAAAAATTTACCGTTTATACCATCCAGCCAATCAAAGCAATGAACGCTAGGCCAATAACTAAAACAATTCCACAGTTCCAATTCGTGCGTCTGCATATCCGGCACATCGGCTCGATCATATTGTTTTTGGAAAAACGCTGAGATAGGCAAACGCCAATAGCACGCACCATTGGGAAGCATGATGTTAAAAAGGAGAGCC